TAGAGCGATTAAGGGTGCCACCATGGGGAAAGTTTACAAGATGCTGGGCGCGGCCATCGAGATTGGGGTCTGCACCAAAGTAAAAACTCTTTCCTTGTCCTTTCACCCAGCCTGTTAAGTGAGAGTGCAACACTGTAAATGACAAGCTGAGCGCGGATTCTTGAAAAAACTGTTCATTCGACCTGTTCGAAAAGAACTGTCCCGCTTCAATTACAGGATTATAATCCACTCCCTCAAGATAGCATACTAAGCCATCTTGGTTTAGATTATTTTGTATCATGTTCGTATAGCTCACCTTAAGGAGAGGCGCAGCAGATATGATGGCCTGATCCGGAGACTTCAGCGAGCCCCCCTGCTCATACACTGGATATAAAAACTGTATAAGTTTGTTCATTTTCTCTGTATTGCGATGGGCCTCGTTCCGGCCCGAGGCTACGACGTCAATACCAAGGTTTATTTTTCTCTGCGTTGACTGAAAGGTGGCTAATGAATCCATGCGACCGTATACAGGGGTTTCATTCCATGTAGAGCTAAAACTATCCGAAAATGCTGTAAGCCATCCAATAAAAGTAACTTCTTCATTCGTCGCCAGATGAATTATGTTCACACTAAAGTTTCTATCATTAATGTGTGTGCCGCCTATGCTTGGTCCTGATCCCATTGTTTACCTTCCTCTAGTGTTGTGCGAATGCACCCAATCTGCGCGCGCCTGCTGGACTATCTAGTGAATCCAACACAATTGTTTCAATCTTCTTCTGCCCAATGTGGACATTTATAACCACAGGCTGCTTGGCTTGCTGCGTGCTTGTGGTGGTGCGGCCGGCGGTAGATGTAGCCTCCGACAAGGCTTTACCCAGGTGCTGCAAGGGGCCCATGTTGTTCATGCGCTCTATCATGGCATCAATGGCGCCTCCGCGCTTGGCTCCCATAATAACGTCATCTTTGTCGATGGGGGTAACAACATTCTTGCCGGAGGTGCCGCCGGACTGGAACACAAAGTCGTCCACATCGGCGGCCGTCAGCGTCTTGGCCTCGCGGCCTTCTCTCTTGGCCCGACGATTTTCTGCTGCCTGCATGGTGAACAGTTCTTCCTCTTTGCGGGCCGCCTCATAATCAATCCCAAGCCAGCCGGCGATCCTGTCGGGTAGCATTTTCCCAAGACTTGCGAGAATAGCCGTCCCCATGTGTTCGAAGGTCTCCCCAATAAATCCAAAGTCCATATTATCGAGGCTGTCTCGGATCCTTCCGGCCAAATCGAGTTCCGGGAGGTGCCACTTCTCCGGAAGGAGGAGGTTGGCTAACCACACACCAAAGTTTACAAGAGAATCAGTTGCCCGCGCGGCTCCGTCGCCGATGGATATCCAGAACGCGAAGATCGTGCCGGTGATTCTTTCAATAATTCCATCCGCATCGTTGGCTGCCTCTCCAAACATATGGAAGTTATCAATAAAAGAGCGCACTGTGTGATAGGCCAGTTCAAGGGGATAGAGAAATCGTGCGATGACTCCGCCGGCCCGTCCGAAGCCCTTGAAGAAGTTAGCGATGGCCTCGATGGCACCCATGAAGAGCCGCTTGATGCCGGGCTTTGTGGATGTGCCCCTGAGGATGTCTCCGATTCCCTTCAGGACGTCGGGAACTTTGGTCATCCACTTGGGCATCTTCACCTTGGGGAACTTAAAGTCCTTGATGGCCTGCAGACCTCTGCTTATCCGGCCGGGCTGCGCTTTTTTGGCCATCTTCTGGAGAATTTTTGTATCTCCCTTCGTGGCTGTCATCTGACCGCTGGGGAGTTGTGGGCCCGAAACTCCCCTACCGCCCATGCGCTTAAGAGTCTGCCACTTTCCTTTCATAGTCTGACCTCTCCACCCTCGCATTTGGCCTGCGCGGCCACCGGTCATGGCCTGTGCGCCGCGGCTCTGAAGGAGTTTGCTGATCCCTTTCTTAGCGAGTGCGCTGGCTCCCCACGCTGCAGCGCCGCCGCCGGCGACAACGCCGAGTTTCGTGCCGGTGCTCTGGTCATTAAACCAGCCCATTATCGATTCGAGCCAGTCGGTCACAGTCCGAATAGCCTCAAGGATGTTGGGAAGATACTCAGTGATGTTGACGGCCATGGACTTCATGGCCAGGAGCATCTCTTCGCGAATGGATTGTGCGGCCCGGGCACGGTCCTTAACTTGAGATTTCTTGAGGGCTTCAAGCTTCGTCTGTTCGGTTTCCGCTCCAAAGAGTTTCCTGGCCTCGTCGACCCCCACACCAAGGGACGAAGCAACGTTTTTCTGTTCATACTTGCCCATATCTTTGAAGTTCATTCCCGCCTGCTTCATAGATGACTTCAGTATTTCAATCCTATCTGCTTCTGAGGCATTTAACATGTCGATGGAATTAAGATAAGGGCCGCCCATAATGGCGTTGAGTTTACCAACTGCTTTGCCGGCACCTTCAAAAGTATCAAATTGTTCGACCACTCCCAAAAGACCATCCACCGAAAGTCCGGTGCTCTTGGCTTGGCGCGAGAGATCCTTAAACACTCCCATTACGTCTTTGCCATAGAATGCAAGCTTTTTAGAAACACTAGCGAAGTCTTTAGCCACAGCATCAAAAGGCAAATTGAGGCCTGCGGCAACACCGGCCACCTCAAGCATAACCCCTTCCACTTCATCAAAACCATATCCCAAACTCTTTGTGGCCTCGTTAGCAATATCCGCCGTCATCTGAGAAGAGATACCCAACTCCTGCATGTAGGCAGTCGTTTCGCGAAGGGAGGCTTGCTGTGCAGGGGAGGCTTTTGTAAAGTCCACCATTCCGCGGACTAGTGCTTCATGGGCCTGGAAAAGTTCCTTAGCATCGACACCGGTGGTGCGCATCGCATATGCCTGCTGTTCTATGGCCACTGTCATGGATCGGGTGGCACCCGTCGACTTCATGAAGCTTGCGCGGGCTTCGTCAATCTCGCCGGCGACCATAATGGTGGATTGAATGACCTTTGTGAGCGCCGCCATGAAAAGGTTCAGGGGGTTGAGCGCTTGCAATACACCCGTTCCAAAAGCTTGAAGCTTTTTGGGGTCGGACACAACGTCCATAAACTTCTGGGCGCCGTCGCCAACACCTAAAAGCCCCTTCGTGGCCTCTCGGGCTGAATCTTCCACGTCTTTGTTGGCGTCGGCTACGTTATCTAGAGCGCCAATGACGCGGTGGGCCTGCTTTTCTTCGTCGCCGGCATCTTCTTTACGCTTTCGAGCCTTCTTCTCATAGCGCTTCATTTCGTCGTCATGCGCTTTCCATTCCGCACTATTCTTGTCCTCGATGGCGTCACGCAGTTCCATTTGTTTCAGCGCTTTATCTTCTAGATCTTTGATTTCTTTTTTGTTGGTCTCCAGGACTTTTAGAGCTAGCTCATATTCTTCTCTTTGGGACCCAGTCAGTCTGGATTTAAATAGACGTGTTTGTTCTATCTGCGTCTGCTGCATAAGCTTAAGACGCTCTGCGAATAGCGCGTTTTCTTCTTTAATTTTACCCAGCGCCTCGTCAGTAAGGTCCGGATCTAGTTGGTGTTGGCCAACGTCCTCCGTGCGGGCAATAATTGGACGATCTTTACCAGCCTTAGGATTCTTGGGGGGGCCGCCGCCGCCTTCGTCGTTGTTGCCGTTCGCCATCTAGACCTACTCTTAGCTGCTATAGGGCCAGCGTAGGCCCGTTTCGCGCTCAAAGGAAGAGACAGCCTGCATAAGCCTGCGCCGATCATCCAAAGTGTTGGGGTTATTAAGACCAAACTTAAGGAAAGAATCCATATAGCGCTTCTCTTTTCCCAAAGCATCAGTAAAAGACGCGATCTGCCCGGAGGTTCCACGAATTTTAGCCGGGACCGTGTGTCCGCCAAACATATGTTTTAAGAGAGATTGCGTAAGAAATCCGAACGTACGNAGCCACGATTCATCTATCTTCGCGGGGTCGACCGTTAGGTCAATTTCAATAGGTGCTAAGTCTTCCATGGATATACCTCTTCTAACTAAATAGTTTAAACAAAAAAAGCCGCACCTTAATATGTGCGACCTGATTTGGAGGAACGGGAGGATTTAGTCTTTTCGAACTCTTCGTTTTGTGATTCGAACTCCTTAACGAGCCGATTTACAAACCAGCTGCGGAGCTTAATGGGAAGATTGTATGCCTCGAAGAAGGACCATCCGCCGTGATGCTTGAGGAAAAAAATCTCCTCATAAACATACCGTTGATACTCATGTGTCAGGCCAAAAAAACGCGGCCGTTAATGGCACATTGATCCTCCCCTCGTGGCCACACTCAGGACAATCAAAATCCTGACTGAGGTCCACATTGGGCATCACTTTCTCGTACGCTGTACGAATTTCACGTGAGGCCCGGGCAGGGAGCATATCGATAAATTGCGCGACTAGGCTCTTATCGCTGGTACCTTTTACTCCCATTATAATAAGCCGAAGCTGATCGGTAATGTTGGTATCAGGGAGTTTAAGCTTTTTGCGTTTTTCCTTTTGTGCGGACCACCGAGCTTCGTCGGCGCCCGATAGAAGTTTAAGTTCTACTTCGAAATCGATGGATTCAAGCTTAACTGAGAAGTTTCCATTCTCTAAAAATGTCACGTTGGAGGGGATTTCCGTCGTGTCCTCATGGACAATCTCGTCTAAATCAAAGGTGTGGTCGATCGTTTCCTCGCAGTCCGGGCACATCACCCTTGTTTCGTAGTCTGCCCCGAAACCAGTAATACGGGCTGCCATTAAAATAGCATTCTTATCCCCAATTAAAAGGTCACCAATTTTGATGTTTTTATCTACAACCACCGCTTGAAGCATTCGATCAACGGCGAGGCCCTTTCGTAGTAGGCTTTCGGAAGTTAAAATATCTTCTTCTTTGGCCGTCATATGACGGATTTCCAAAGATTCCACGCCGTACAAGGCATGCCCCTCGGGATAAAATTGTCCCTTACTCGGGAGGTCTACAAAATCTGTGGGGGTTACAAATGAAAAAGCTGTGGCATTATCAGTTGTTGTAGGAGCCGGCGCACTCTGATCAGGGACGGGGCGTCCCGATAGTGCTCTCTCCAAATTATCTCTTTGTGTCATTCAACACCTTCTTTCTGTTTAAGGGCCCTCTAGCCAAACGTGCTGTCGCCCTCGTATGTTGCCCAATCATACCTTATTCCGATCTCAACATTAAGTAATTCATCACCAGAATAATCTAAATCACCAAAAGTAGCCGATTTAATAAACGCATTATTAAGCGTCCACGAGGCAACCTTCTCGCCGTTCCCGTCGAGTTCCTCTATCATCACAGTCCCCAGGCCGTCTACGGTAGCCGCCTCTTTATTGGGAGTCGCGAGGTCGCTCTCCGAAGCATTCGGATAAACGTACCCAGACAAACTAAGCGCCTCTAAAAGTGAAGCCTGGGCGTCGGGGCTCAGAGTGTTAACGATCGTCAGAGTAATTTCGTTCCAGGTAACAACGCCGGGGAAGTAATAAGTGTTGCCGAGATACTTGTGCTCAGTCTCGCTCAACTCAAAGGACGGCTTCGTGACCGACTTAGCAATGTAGGGTTCGTAACCGTTAACATTCCCCATATATACCATAAATCTATGTTGTCTTTTTGGTTCGGATGCTGCTGTATCCCAAAAGTTTGGTGCGCCCATTTTATAAGTCTCCTATAAAGTCTGTATTAACTAGTGTTGCTAGGCGAAAAGTCCTATCGTTTTTTAGCCTAGTCATCGAACGAAGCTCCTGTTCTCGTAATGTTGAAATCAATCGCAATAAATTCGATAGCTCGGGTAGGCTTCAGGAAAATCTGAGCATACATGATGTTCCGATCTACCAAGTCGGGAGTAGTGGTGGTTTCGTCCAATATCACCCGATAATCCGTAAGTCCAAACTGGCTCTTAACTTCTGCAAGGAAAGGATTAACCTTTCCAAGGAAACGATTCCAAGTCACCCTCACGTTCGGATCGAAGAGGAGGCGCGCAGCAATCTGCGAGATGCGCTTCTTCACAAAGATCATGAGTCGCCGCACGTTGATGCGGTCCAGAGCCGAGGGAGTTACCTGTAGGGTCTTCTGTCCAAAGATTACGATGCCCTCTGCGGGGAACTTCGCGATTGGATTAATGTTCGCGCTGTATAGGTCGTCCCGATCGATTCGACGCAACTGGTGCGAAACGTCCACCACGGGGATACCTGCTGAACCTTCCGTCAAGCCGCCGCGGTTGAAGCCGGCGGGAGCAAACCACACCTGAGTCTTGCGCTGCGAGCTAGAGAAGGTACCAACGGCCGCCACAGAGGGTGGTAGCCAGACAAAGTTNCCGGCGATGGTGTCGCGNGCACGAACCCAAGGATAGAANGCGCAACCATAGGAGGAGTTTAGGCCTCTGTCTCGTAGATTAGCAATAACAGTCCTCAGGGAAGAGGCCGTATTGTTTCGAGAGATCGCTGTGCTATCCTCGCGAGGCTGGAATCCCCCCTTAAGGTCGATAACTGCCAGAGCATCGGCTCGATCTTCACAAACCCGAAGAAGGTGCGTTGTTAGCCCTTCGTGGGTCAGGCCCGGAATACTGGCGAGGTTCATCTCCACCACTTCGGGATCGGCAACCGAATCAATCGCCCTCTTAATAGAGTTAAACTGATAACTGTTCTGCTCACTAATGCTAGAAATGCCGTTAAGCAGGCTGCCGCGGAATGGATCCATCTCTGTGATGTCTAATCCATCAAATCCCGCATACAGGGGCACAGTGAATTGATCGAACCCGCGATCAAGAACACCTGAGATAGCCCCGCTCTGGCATGTTAGAGAAGTACCAGCTGCGTGTGAACCAGAAACCCAGTATGCGAAGTCGCCGGAGCCCGTCACGTCATCCAAAGTAAAGTAGGTTGACAGTTCTGAAATATTCGCGGACGCGCCGCCGAACATCGAGGCTACGAGGCCTCCGCGGGCCATATAGAGGTCAATATTTGATCGATCAAAAACGGTGCCCCCAGCTGTTCGCGTGGTCTGGATACCGAAGTAGGCATCAGTCGGGTTGGGCAAATTGCCCGCCGAAGCGCTGACGCGGAATTCCGGGGCCGGGTGAAGCACCGAAGCCGTGAGGGCTGATCCACTGATGGAGAAGCAAGAAGTGTTGCTGTTCTCGTCACCGGCGAAGCCGCCGACAGCCGTTGATGCGCTATAGCGATAATCTCCACCAATTGTTGAGGAGGCGCTGACCCAGTTACCCTTCGTCTCATTAACGGTGAGGGTACTATCGTCAAGATACTTGAGCATCCCCCGGAAGCCGAAGGGAAGGATACTAGCATCAATTGCATAGTTCTCCACATCATCGGCCATGGCAATCCGAATGAAATCTGAACGATTGTCATAGTTGCCCTCTACACGATAGCGTCGCTCATCAGCGACCCACTCGCGTCGTCGATCGCCGATGAGGCGTGCGACGTAGTTGAGGGAGTCGGGGTTAAGATCGCAATTTTCAAACTGTTCGACGATACGAACTACGTTATCGCTATCATCGAGCTTGCGGATCACCAAATTGAATGTACCAAAAGCGGACGACTCATTTGTCGACTGCTTAATATCTTCGATGGAAATCTTGAGATTTTTGTTGGTCCAGGATCCCGGCTCTTCGAGCGCATGAACTGTAAAGAGCCCCGGCATGCCTTCCACCGAGTAACCGTTGGAGCTTGTGCCCCGCTGTGCGGTGTCACTCCCGATAATAAGAGGAGTCTGGGCGCCCTGTAGAGGGTCTCTGTGGCCTGCTGCGGTACCATTGGTGGCATTCGTCAGAGGCACAATAGCCGCATAAGTGGTAGACGTCGAAGGAATGTTAGCCTTCATGTGACGGTCAAAGGTCTCGCCTAGCCAGTAATTTACAGTATCACTGGTAATAGTGCTATTAGTTTTCTGTGGGTTTGTATTAAAAACCTTACGAATATACTTGGAATCAGAAGTAGAGAAGTTGAAAACACTCTTTAGATCAGTTCCAGAAGTACCATTGTAGTTCTTAATTAACATGGTAAACTCATAGGGGACGCCGGTGTCGGCCACAACCACAGACGATCCTGAGGACTGAATTCCAGTCGTGGCTGTCGATCCTGTTGCGGCAACAATATTGCCTGATATTTGCAGGAGCGCCTGCGTTGAACCGGTGGTATAGAAAACCGCAGCGAGGGCGCCCTCAAAAGAACCAGTCGCATTCGAACCAGATGTAGAAAAATCACCAGACCAGGGGAGAGCCTCGAAAACTACGAGGCCCCAGGCAGTTGTAGCACCCCAGCCAGCATTGCCCTCTCCTGTAAGGGCTCCTTGGCCTTCAGCACCAAGAAGTCGAACATAATTGAGAGGACTGCTGTTTTTCAGATACGCTTGAGCCGCATATGCGCCGTAAGTGGTCGCCGTAGTGCTCGCTCCTGTGCGGAAAACATCCGAACCGCCGTTGCCCGGGGAAGGGGCTCCGAAAACATTTACAAATTCTTCAAAAGAATTAACAGTGATGGGGCGTAGGCCCGGGCCTTTCTCGGCGCGACCGATAATAACGGGGCCGATTCCTGCAGGCGAAGCCGGGATCTGAGAATTGTCGATTTCATCGACAAAGACTCCCGGGGAAACAAATCTGAAGTTTTTAACTGACATGGGCGTATCTCTCCTAATATGGGATCGTCTTATTAAATAGTATCCTAGATTTCTAACAGACGTATTCTCTTCTAATCAGAAGAAAATGTTAATCTAGGCTCCTTTGCAGCTATTCTCTATACTTACCGTCAGTTATGGTACGCGGAATGTCACCCACCACGGTGCGCTCGCGGCTAAATTTAAATTCGACAGCATTTTGACGAGTTACCATGCGAGGAGGTTCTTGATTTTCACCCTCTCCAATCAAATACCCTAATACCTCTACTGTTACAATGGTTTCATAATTCCGTTGTTCCATTCCGAGGTTAGTTTGATTGGAGTTGTCAGCAAAAGAACCATCAATAAATACTTCATATTCGTGACCCATTGATTTAATGCGCTTGGGCATGCGCGAATTGCCCGCAATCGTAAAGAATGGGCGTATCAGCTCATTCATTTGTTGTTGGTATTCAGTCCGGAGAGCTATTTCATAAGTAACCGTTACCCATACTGGTAACGGAATTGTGATGGTATCGTACACAACCTTGGCGGGCTTCTGTAGGTGATCACTCCCATTATACCGCCTAGAACGGACCTGGGAGTTGATGCCATATTGCTTCTTGGACATCGCGTTTTGGTATTCAGCCGTTTTCTTTTGATTAATGCGGCGCGCAATAGTAATCGTGCCGCCTTTAGCATCAGGCTCAGGATAAACATTCGCGTAGGGTACTCCTCGACGATCCGGCTCTTTGTTAACTCCAGTTCGGGCAACCGTGATTAATGGCAAAATCAAAGTTCCCTCTTTGTCTCGTAAATTTTTATCTTCCTTAACTTGATAGGCGCGTTCAGTGGTGGTCCACACAACAGGAACCTTCTGGAACCCTTCATTGCTGCTTATCTGTAGGTCCAGACTTACATTGACAAAACCATACATGGCACGATCAATAGTCTCAAGGCCCGAGGGCTGGAGCTTTACCTCTCCTAGCTTGTCCTCTACATCCTTGTCCTCTACTTGAGCATACCGCTTTGCGCGAGTCTTTTCCTCAATCTGTTTTTGAGTTCTTTTGCTGCGTGCCATGCGCGGGTCTCCTAGTTACCCTACGTATATGCCAGTGGGAACATTCGACAGAACTTTTTCGACGGCATCTTGCTGCTCGGAATCAGAGACTGCAAGTCTATTATAGGTGGTCTCGTCCAAAATTGCCTTGAGTTCATCACGCAGCGCAGCCTGTTCGGTTGCAGACTGCCCCAAAAGTTCGGCAGCGTTTAGTGTGACGGACTCTCCCGGGATGGGAACCTGAGCAAACTTTCCTCGTATCTGTCCTAGCATCTCCTTAGTTAATGCAAGGGCAAAACGACGAATCCACTGTTTACCTATAGAGTTAATGTTAGCATATGGAATATTATTGAAAGGAAGCGTATTAAGGTTGTTTATTCCCTTTGTTCCTTCGTTGCCGCGGCCAGTTTCTTCCCAAGGATTATACTCATTATCAATAGTGAAGTGGACCCAGAAGCTCTTCGGGCTCGTGGAGTCGGGCGTTGGGAAAAGACGAAGCATGTTGTCCTTAATCTCATATGAATAGTGAGATATCCGGGTCCAGAGGGCGTCCTCATATGCCATGGCTTGAAGCTTGTTCTGCCAGACCGGGACAATATCGAAAGTAGAGTCATCAGCATACTGTCCATAAGTACGCAGGTTGCCTACAACTGAGAAGCCTCCGTAATACCCATAAAATCTCCACATGGCACGCGGAGTCTTAAAAAAGACCTTTCGAATAATTACTCGTCGGTCGCCGACCTTTCCATAATAGGGAACGGAGGTGTCGGAGGATGCTGAAGCGGATATTAATGTTTGTAGATCGTAGTCTTGACGATTCGGGATAGAACTGACGGAAGCGGAGTAAATAGGAACAAGACCCCCCATTCCCGCTTCGGTAGCAAGACCCTCCGAGATGCGACGCACATACCCATAGTCAAAGCGCGGATAAGCTAATTCAATATCGGACCCAGAAAGTGCGTTGCCGCTAACAATTTGGCCATCATGATTAAAAGAGGCCGTCTGGGCGCCCAAAAGACTCGATAAAGAATTTTTGCTTTGGTGTAAATTGACGAGATAAGAATACTCCAAGACTGCCTCTTCATAGGCCGCGTAGACATTTCCCTCGGTCAACTCAATATCAAGAACGTCGCCACCAAGCTTTTTGTAAGTAAAAGCAACCTGATCCACTGCTCCTGACAGGAAGTTGGTAGATTCAACATATATTCCAAACGGAAGCGAGCTCGAAACATTCGCAATTGCGCCAGTGACAGGTAAAATATTTGAATTACTGGTCGACTTTGGATTTAAATTTGGGATCGCCACTGAAGATACCTCTTTTATTCACTACTAAATAGAAAGCCCCGGCTCTTTCGAGCCGAGGCTTTCAGAAAAGTTGACCGAAGTCAGCTCTAGACTAGATCTTGCACAACCACAAGGCCGTACATATCTGGACGCACCATCTTCTTGGCGTATCGAGTCATGACTCCCTTGCGGGGCACGAAATCTTCAACACCGAAGATTGTGGGTGTAGTCTGCAGTGGCACGTACGGAGCGTAAACATAGCCACTCTCAAGGAAGCTACCTCCGCGCCGGCCAACGAGGACCAGAGTACGCGGGAAGTATGGATCGACGAAAATGTCGAACTTCTTCGAAAGTGAACCAACCTTCACGGTTCCGATATCACCACGATCACTATCCGCAGTCACGTTAGCTCGGAAGCCGGCCGTGAACTCAAGGATGTTGGCAACTTCAGGTCCGCAGACGACGAAGTTGGCAGCACCGCGCAGAGTCTTGCGGTGGATCTGGGCAGAAACATCGTTGATTGTCTCAACGAGGGTCTCATACCACTCACTAACGTTACCAGTGAAGTCAGGTGTCGTAGAGGCACCCTGTTCCACACCAGTTTCGCGGTTGACGAAACGACCGGCAGCACGTGACCAGTGGCGGATGCCAGCGGTTGAGCCACGAACGAGGTCCTCAAGGATCTCGCGGTCGATTTCAAGAGCGATCTGCTCAGACAGAATCTGAGTAAGCTCGACCTCAGCGTCAAGGTTGTGGTAGGCGTTAAGATCTTGTCCTAACTCCGGGGTCCACTT